GGCTTCATCCTATGACAACGACTTACGCCTCAATGAAATGGCGACTGGCGATCAGTCGGGCGCATGGGGAACAGTCACGAACCTAAACTTGGAAATGATTGCGGAGGCGTTCAGCTACGGAACACGCGCTATTGCGAATGCCTCCACAGACAACATAACACTTGCGGATGGCGCATTGGATGCTGACCGTAGCATGTATCTAAAGCTGACTGGTGGTGGTCAGGCTTGCACAGTAACATTTTTACCAGCGACCATCTCAAAGGTCTGGCTAATTGAGAATGCAACCAGCTATACTCTGACATTCACCCAAGGATCAAGTGGTGCAAATGTTGCAGTGCCTGCTGGTCAAGTCAAAATGATCGCTACAGACGGTGGGGGCAGCACAAACGGCGTTGTCTACGATCTTTTGACAGATGTAAATCTGGCTGGAACAACGGTCATGGGAGACATTGCTGTAGGCGGCAAAGTCATAACAATGACAGGATCATCAGGCGACACGGCAACGCTGACTGTCGCGGCTGATGGTGCCTTGGCAATCGCCACAACAGACGCAGCCGCAGCCGCAGCCAACATATCCATTACGGCTGACGGCACATTTACTGCTGCAGGAACAACCATCACGTTGGACAGTGCTGGCGATATTATTCTGGATGCTGATGGGGCAAATGTAATATTTAAAGATGACGGCACATCCATTGGAACTATAACCAACGCATCCAGTGACCTTGTCATCAAGTCTAATGTCCAAGACAAAGACATCTTGCTGAAAGGTGATGATGACGGCACAGAAATTACTGCATTGTCTCTTGATATGTCTGAGGGCGGCAATGCGCTGTTCTCTGGAACGGTCACACGCGACCTGACGCGAGGCTCACTTGATGTTGGCAATAGTTCTGGCGTGTCTGCACCTCTGGCTGCTGGTGGCGCTGATACTGTTCTTACTTCAGATGGCACAGATTTAAGTTGGGTTGCTGCTGGTGGCGCTTTTATGGGAGAGGTTGTTAATGTAACCAGCAGTGGTGAAACCACCCTAACTGCTGCTCAATCTGGTTCTTTGGTTGTAATTACAAATGCAGCAGCGTCAGTAAAATTGCCTACGTCGGCGGCAGGATTGTTTTTTGGATTAAGAAATACCACAACAACAAGTATTCCAATTAGAGGCCAAACAGGTGGGGTATTTATAAATTCTATTTTAGCACCTGTTGGTATAGCGGAAACAGATGGTTTTGCTATTATTGTAGGAATTGACAGCACTCATTGGGCTGCTGATTATCAAGTTGCAACTGCAAACATAGTAACTAAATTTGTAAACTCTACTAATTCACAGACTTATTCTGTTCCCTTAACTATAGATAGCACTACTACGGCGATATATATTGCTATTATGTCTGGTTGCGCCGAAGTAGGGTATGGTGGCACAGGCACGCCACCCACATACACCAATCCGGGGCAACCGGGATCAGGTTTTGGAGAAACCTTAATAACATCTAATTTGCCAACAACATTGACTGTGGCTGGTGCCTATGCCGTAGCTAGTGCTGCCTCCACTGGATATGGGACTGCGGGGCGCATGACCGTCACTAATAGTGGTGGGACTACAGTAAACATTGTTGCCCAACCCGCTTATGGAGCCACAAACTACCAATATACTGCTAATAGTGTGCAGTTTATTGGAGGAACAGTAACGGGGGCCATGTTTAACGCTTCGGGTGGTCAGGGGAGATCATACATTGGGGGAACATCCAACCCTTACTACAACAACAGTAATGGTAGATATCCAGGAGGTGGCGGGTCAGGATCAACCGCGGGTGTTGGTGGTAGACCAGCAAACGTAGACGCCACCGCTGGCACACTAAAAACTGATACTGGAGGTGCATGGGCACCTCAGTATACTGGACAAAACGGGAGACACGGTGGCGGCACTGGCGGCAATGATGGGACTGCAACTGCGGGGGGTGCGGCTGGTTCTAAGGATTCCAACTCTATGACTCTAACGCCTTATCTTGGAAAAGAGTTTTATATTCCTCCTGGCCATGTAAATCCAAGACCAACATCTGAGGGTTACGATAGTGGAACTTTCTTTGGCGTTGCGTCAGGCTATGGTGGGACAGGTGCATCTTTTGGACGAGCGCCATCAGACCTAATTAATATTCAAGGCGCAGGAAATAGACCACTGTTTGATAATCAAACTGGTGGAAGAGGGGGCCGTGCGTTCTACTCGGCAGGTCGTCTTAACCCGCAATGCACAATAATTCAGTTTAAAGGATAGAAATATGTCTACTGAACACACATATGATACCGTTGTATTGGATTTGTATTCCAGTGATTTGCCTATGACTAATGACAGGGTGATGGCAGTAACGAAACAACTGCTTGAAGCAACAGATTGGATGGGTCTTTCAGACACCCCCACCATGTCAACTGCTTGGGCAACTTACCGCGCAACTTTGAGAAATCTTGAAAGTTCTGCAAATTGGCCTTCGGTGCTTCTTAGTGAATGGCCTCAAAAGGTGGTTGAATGAAACTTATCCCTTCAGAGCTAATTTACAAAATAAAACTTGTCAGTGATGAGCTGGAGGCCGCAAGGCAAGAAGTGTATCGAACAAGCTTTAACAACCCTGAGTTTACCAAAGCAAGCAAAGACATTGCTGACGTAACAGCTTGGGTTAAGCAAGTTTACTTTGACAATGCCAAGTATAGGTAAGCCTACTTAGGAGTAATAAGTGTATGGATAAGCGCACAGTGGCCTCTGCACATAGCAGAATTGATGATCTTAATGTCACCTCTGCATCTCTTCGCACAGAGGTGACCATACAACACAAAGAGTTGTTCACGAGGGTGAAGCGTTTAGAGGCAATCATGATCGGTGCCAGTGCGGCTATAATCGTGATGCTGATGACTGTACTAACAAAGATGGGGTGAGAGCATGACTATGGAAAAGTTTCTGGCATGGAAAATTATGCCTCGATTAATGATGTTGGTGATGACGGTAATGTACATTCGTGTGATTGAGTGGTTCATGTCTCTCCCGCAGGATGTTGTTAGCACTCAGGCCACTGCATTGACTGCCACTGTGACAGGTGCTATGACAGGTGCATTCGCTGTGTGGTTAGGATCAGAGAAATGATGGCCCTGCTAGGGAGCCTTCTAGGTTTCGGATCATCTTTTCTGCCGTCAGTGCTTGATTACTTCAAGGCCAATCAGCAGCAGAAGCACCGCATCGAAATGATGCAAATCGAGACAGAGCTTGCCCAAAAGCGGTCTGAGATGAAGCTGGTCGAGCTAGACAAGAAGGCAGACATCGAAGAAACAAAGGGGCTGTACGCACATGACCGATCTATTGACGCTGGAGGCTTTATCAACGCTCTCAGGGGTAGTGTTCGTCCTATCATTACTTATGCCTTTTTCGGATTGTTCGTAGCCACGAAAGTTGTAATTATGGTCAAAGTCACGCAAGCTGGTGGTGATTGGATGCAAGCAGTTGACTTGATGTGGGATGGAGAAACGTCCGGACTGTTCAGCGCGGTCTTGGCTTTTTGGTTTGGGAATCGTGCGATCACGAAGTATGCAGGGAGGTAGCCATGGGATACAAGTTAGGAAAACGAAGCCTATCAAGGCTAGAAGGTGTCAACGAAAATCTGGCAACTGTCGTGAAGTACGCCATCGGTGTTACGAAACAAGACTTTTCAGTGATTTGCGGATTGAGGACGATAGAAGAGCAAAAAGCTCTTGTCGCCAAAGGTGCCAGCCAAACAATGAAAAGCAAGCACATTCACGGCAATGCTGTCGACTTGATGGCTTACGTTGATGGTGGTCGTTGGGAGCTCAACCTTTACGACGAGATTGCTGATGCGATGAAAGAAGCTGCTGCAGCCTCTGGAGTTAAGATCAAGTGGGGTGCAGCTTGGACAGTTGACTCTCTCGGGGATTGGGAGGGCACTGCGGAGAATGCGATGAACAGCTACATTGACATTCGCAGGTCACAAGGTCGTAGGCCATTCATAGATGCACCGCATTTTGAGTTAGCCTTTTAATATGACTTTTTCTCTGATAAAATATAACTCAGGGATTGTTAAAGACACCACAGAATATTCTGCTGGTAAGAATGGGCCATTTTACGTTGACAGTGATCTTGTCCGCTTTGTCAATGGTTACCCAGAGAAAATTGGTGGTTGGCAAAAAGACCCATTTTATACATTAGATCCTAGCGGACAAGCCACATCAACAGAAGCTACATTGACTGGCATTGGCCGGAAAATGGTTTTCTGGAGAGCAGTCGATGGTGTTGACAGGATAGCTGTCGGGACGCACAACCATCTTTACATAATTCAAAACAATGCAATCTATGACATAACACCACTGCGGAAAACCACGAGCAATCTCTCTAATCCTTTGGTCGTGACCAGCGGCAGCACGACTATCACTGTGACTGACAATTCGCATGGATCTTTCAATGGTGATTGGGTTGTAATAAACTCTGCCACCGCTACAGGAGGGATCCCTGCAGACACGATCAACAGAATGTCTGGCTACCAAATAACTTTCATTGACTCTAATTCTTATTCCATACAGTCTCCAACAGCTGCAACAAGCGGAGCCACAGGTGGCGGCACGACAATAGACATAAAATACCTGATCGGCTCTAATGATGGATTGGGAACCCAGAGTGCTGCTCCAGCTTTGGGTTGGGGTGTTGGTGGATGGAATGAATCAACTTGGAACACACCAAGGTCTTTGTCTTTGTCTCAAGTCAATCTTGAAAATTCTGTTTGGAGCTTAAATCTCTGGGGAGAAGACCTGCTTGCAACGGTTAGGAGGAGTGATGTTTTCTATTGGGATACATCTTCCGATGTGACGAGCAGAGCAGTTTTGGTTTCATCAATAGCTGAAGCAGCTTCTGTCCCAGAAAAAATAAGAACTTCTGTCGTTAGTTTCCCAGACAGACACTTCATAGCTGGTGGGGCCAGCGTTTATGTTGCAGCTGATGGAAGCTCTGGTGACTTGGATCCGATGTTGGTCCGATGGTCAACTCAAGAAGATTTTACGAAGTTTGCACCAACAGCAACCAACACAGCTGGTGATCAACGGTTGGAAGTTGGCACAAAAATAATCGCAATGGTCAATACCCGAGAAGAAACTATAATAAGCACCGACGAGGCTATTTATGGCATGACGTTCGTTGGTGCACCATTTATATTCTCTTTCCGATTGCTGGCCACTGGAGTTGGTGCTAATGGCATAAACTCAATGATCGCTATTGATGGCAATGTATATTGGATGAGCAACAGATCTTTTTACGTTTATGATGGTGTTGTCAAAGAGATCCCTTGTTCCGTAAAACATTTTGTTTTCGACAGAATGCAAGGTCGTTATTTCGACAAGACCGCAGTCGGTCACAATGTTGAATTCAGCGAGGTCACTTGGTTCTATGTTTCTGACCAGAACACAGCTTCTAATAATCCTGAGCCAGACAGTTATGTTTCTTACAACTATGCTGAAAATGCTTGGTCAATTGGAGCTATGGACAGGACAGTCTGGAATGATGCGTTTGGCTCTCGAGAAAAACCATTCGCATTTGATGCAGGTGGTCATTTGTATAATCAAGAGACAGGAACAAGCGCAGATGGAGCAGCGATGAATTGCTTCATTGAAGGCTCGCCAAGAGAAATGACGACAGAAGGCAACAACCTTTATATGGTTGACAGGATAATACCAGACATCACAATGGGAGCCAACAGCACAGTTTCAGTTTTCATGAATACTCGCAAGTTCCCGAATGCTTCCGAGACTTCCAAAGGCCCATTCAACATCACCTCCACAACTGAAAAGATTAGCACCAGAGTCAAAGGTCGTCAGATAGCTTTAAAGTTCCAAAGCACAGGAACACAAGACGAATGGCAGCTTGGAGACTTTAGGATTGACTTAAGACAGGATGGCCCGAGATGACACAGCCAGCAGCCCCACTAGCAGTCTTAAGGTTGCCAACTCCCCCAGAGCAGTATCACCGGAGTTATATGGCACGATTGACCAATACAATCGAGTTAGAAAAACAGGCAACTTATTTTGCCAACTCAGCAGGTCTTAATTCAGCCACAGAACAAGCTGAAGCTACAGCGTGGTTCATTGGGTAATGGCCAACAACTATAAAAACGCGAAAGTTTATTTGACGGGAGCAGGAGCAACTGTTCTTTATACGACTCCAAGCGCGACTACCACATTAATCAAGTCATTGCTTGTTTCTGAAGATAGCGGCAATGCCGACACAATCACCGTCACAATAACAGATGCAGCTTCATCTCCTGCGACTTTCTCTTTATTTAAAGTCAAGGCTGTGGGCGCGAATGCGACTGTTGAGCTTTTAACGCAGCCTTTGGTTGTTCAAGAAGATGAGATAATAAAAGTCACCGCAGCCGCAGGAAACAGGTTGCACGTTGTGGCATCATTGCTGGAGATAAGTTAATGATTTACTACTCACGCAATATAAACTAAAATTAGTCAAAGGAATCTTTCATGGCTACA